TTTATAGGGCAACTACTGAAAATTTTACTCCAGCTCCAAGCAATAAAATAGCAGAAGGAATAGGTACACTTTATTGGAATGACTACAATTTAAACTATGGACAAAAATTTTATTATAAAGTAACTGCCGTAAAAAATATCAATGGAATAAGGAGAGAAAGTATAACTTCAAATACAACTAATGCTACAGTAGTTTCTAAAAATGAACTTGAAAAAAGATTAGGACTTCAAAATTACTGGGGATTTTCTCAGTTTAGAACTGGAAGTGGTCAAGGGTATATAAATTTAAGTACTGGAAATTTAGCTTATCAAACAGTAGACTTTGTTTTTCCAGGTTCTGCTTTAATTCAGACAATGAGAAGAAGCTATAACAGTCAATCTACAACTAAAACTCCTTTAGGCTATGGCTTTGATTTCAGCTTCAATACAAATCTATTAAAGGAATACGATGCAGTAGGCAGTGAAATAGGTATAATACTAAAAGACGGAGATGGAAGTATTCATAGATTTACTAAGAATGCTGATGGAAGCTATAGCGCCGCAAAAGGCTTATATATGTCCTTAAACTTTAACAGTGCAGATGGCAGTTACAAAATAAAAAGAAAAGACAACATAGAATATATCTTTGACAAGACTATGAAGCTTACCAAATTTACAGAGCCTAATGGAAACTTCCTTGAGCTTTCCTATAATGCAAGAGGAAATGTGACTCAGGTTAAAGATAGTTATGGAAATACAAGCATATTAGATTACGATACAAAGGATAGACTTAAAACAGTAACGGATCCTGCCGGAAGAAGCTTCACCTATCTTTACGATGACACCACAGATAGACTGAAGAAAATGTACACTTTAATTGAAAATAATGTTGAATACTCAGAAGAGTTTGTTTATGACAGCAATGGAAAAATCCAAAGCATCATAGACCCAAAGAAAAATACAACTGCAATTGCCTATACAAATGAAAAGCTGACAAAAGTAACAGACCCTATAAATGAATTTTATACAATAAGCTATGGATCACTAAGCACTTCAATAACGAGCAATAGAGGAAAGACTTCAATATTTAATTATAATGACAGTGGAAACATAACTAAAAAGATAGACCCTTTAGGAAATAGCATCAGCTATGAGGTTGACGAGAATTATAATGTAACTAGAATGTATTATATGAATAACGTAGGTGGAGTAAATAAAGAGTTAAATTACTACTATACCTACGATTCTAATGGTAATATTTTAACTGTCAAGGATCCTCTAGGAAATATAACAGAATATAAAAATTACAACAGCTTTAATAAGGTAGGACAAATAAGCAGTCCAATCGGCTCAGGAAGCTTTGCAGTAACAGAATATACCTATGACAGCAAAGGTAATGTTAAGACAGTGAAAGATGCTGAGAGTAAAATCAATAGCAGCACTTACGATGCCTTAGGTAATTTAACCTCAACTACAGACAGCTTTGGAAACACTACCAGCTATGAATATGACAGTAAGGGAAGACTTGTAAAAATTACAGAGCCGCAAGGAAAAGTAACAGAAGTCTTAGCCTTTGATGCTCAAAATAACCCAACAAAGGTAAAGGATGCTTTAGGAAGAACAATTGAAACTGTTTATGATCTATTGGGAAGACAGAAAAAGATAATATATGCTGATGGAAAATATACAGAAAACGAATATGATTTAAACAGTAATTTAACTCACGCTAGGAATAGAAGAGGCTTTACAACAGTATACAGCTACGATTCGATAGATAGAATAAAAAGCATAACAGATGCTGACAGCAAAACTCACACCACAAGCTATGGATATGGAACAGATAATAATGTTATTGTTACATCCAAAGACGCTGAGGGCAGAATAACAAAGACTTACTATGATGCAGCTGGAAGAGTTATAAAGGAAGAGGGCGGAGGAACCTTTGTAACTTATGAATATGACCAAGCAGGAAATATGGTTAAGTCTAAGGATGCAGAAGGCAGAGAAACAAAGGCAGTATACAATGAATTAAATCAGGGAGTTAAAACAATCACAGACCCTTCAAACTTAAATATAGTTAACGAATTCACCTTTGACTTGATGGGAAACAAACTGACATCAAAAGATGGAGAGGGAAATATATCAAGCTACCAATATGATAAAATAGGAAGACTCAAAAAGACAGCTAACACTGTAAACGGACAAGAAATTTTCACAAGCTATCAATATGACATAAAAGAAGGAAGCATAGTTTACAACAAGAGTATAGATGCCTTAAACAGAGAAACGCTAACTTATTTTGACTCCCTTGGAAGAAAGGTAAAGGAAGTTAAGGAAGGAACTACAGGTGACAGCGAAAGGCAAGTTACAAGGTATGAGTATGACCCTAAAGGAAATCTAAAAAAGCTTATCAAGCCTGATGGAAACTATATATCCTACGATTATGACAATTTAGACAGACTAGAAAAGGTAACCTATGACAGCAATAACTACACCAGCTTTGGCTATGACGATAATGGCAATAGGGTTTCCATGAGGGATGTTAAAGACGGAAAAGCTATAGACACCACCTATGGCTATGATAAGCTAGACAGAATTATACAATATGTACAAGAAGGTAGTGCTGTTGATTATCAATACGATGGTAGCGGAAACAGAACAAAAGTTTCTTATATAGAAGGAAGCAGCACAAAGAGTATCGAATATAACTATGATACCTTAGGAAGACTTCAAAGCGTACTTCTAAACGGAAAAGCAGTAAGTGACTACAGCTATACTCCTTCAGGGAAGATAGATTATACAAACAGTTATAGAAGCTTTGACACAGGTGGAACTGACTTTATAAGGACAAAATACGGCTACAATAGTGCAGGATTTACAAACAGTATTGCCTATCTTGACAATAACAGCACAAAGAAGGAAGAATATACATTAGAATATGACAAGAGAGGTTTTATAAAAAATGAAGCTGCCTATACAAACTACGACAGTGAAAAGACTATAAATAAAGCTTATAATTATGATGAGATAGGAAGACTTCTATCAGTAGTAAACAGCAGTGAGAATAAAACTACAAGCTATACCTACGACAAGGTAGGAAATAGACTCACTATGAGCGAAGGAAGCGATAACTTCAGCTATAATTATAATCAGTTTAACAGCCTACAAGAGACAAAGAAAAATGGTACAGTAGATTCAACTTTTGCCTATGATTTAAACGGTAATCAGACAAGCGAAGTAACAGGTTCAAAAACTACAACCTTCGGGTATGACAAAGCTGATAGACTTATAAACTTAACCATAACCAATGAAAGCAGCACTAAGAACATAGAAAACACCTATAATGGTGATGGTCAAAGAATAAAACAAATAGAAGATGGAGTAGCAACTAAGTATTATTATGATGGCGACAGCCTTCTATACACTGCTGACATGAACAATAATAAAGGCCAGGAGCATATTCTTGATCCATCTGGTACAATAGTGGCTTCCAAGAGATTTGATGGTAATTATGCTAACATGTACTTCTTCTATAATTATGATATTAGAGGAAGTGTAACAAGCATAATAAAGCCTGACGGCAGCTTAGTTAAGGGCTATGATTATGATGAATTTGGTAAAACAAAGGATAGTGGAGACAGTCTATTTAAGAATGATACCAAATTCACAGGAGCAGTGCATGATGTTTCATCGAACCTATACTATATGAACGCAAGATTCTACAATCCTAATACAGGTAGGTTCTTGACTCAAGATACTTATGCAGGGAACCCATATGAATCATGGACACAGCATCTTTATAGCTATACATCGAATAATCCTATAAATTATGTTGATCCAACAGGGCATAGAGCATTTTCAGTAACTGATGAGGCTGCTGGGACTAGTGTGCATGATACAAATGCAGATGATAAAAATAACATAGCAGTAAAAGTAAAGAGGGCAACTAAAGTGGCTTTAATATCTGGACTGAGAGATACTTCTGCTGATAAGCTTGGCGAATATTTTACCGAGAAGGTTCCTGAACATGTTACTTTAGGTGAGTTGGCAGATAATTTACCAAACAGAAATGCCAAAAGGTCATTTATATTTAAGTTTGGTAAGGGCGTTACAGCTGAAACTATTGTTCCTAAAGTTGGAGCTAAATCATTAAAGATGCTTGGTAAAATAGGTATAGCTAGTGCAGTACTCACAATACCAGAAACAATAGAGAATTTTACACAATATAAACATCCTCTGTTAAGAACGGGAGTTAATATCGCAGCTATGTCATTAGGTATTGCTATTGGTGCTATGACAGCTACAGCATCGACACCAGTTGTAATAACTGGAGTTATTATTGCGTTTGGAATTGGATTGGGAGCTGACATGGTAAATGACGTGTTTTTCGACCAAAAGAAACGATAGAATGGAGTGCACAAGATAATGGTTGTAAAAAAAATAGAAAGTAAATTACTGGCATTAATAGTTATGATTATGGCTATAATTAGTCTAAGTAAGAATATACCTAAATATATAAGTTTATTATTGGTTTTAATACTATTTTTTATCTTTATTTATGAGTTTATAAAAGATAAAAAAAGGGAAAATCCTATAACGCCAATGTATCTCTACGTGTCTGGTTTTATGTCTATTACAATAATTATTATATTTGTTATTTTGAGAACATTATCATTAATCAACAAGAATGTGCAGTTAATTATTCTCGGTTGTAGCATTATACCTATAAGTTATTTTTTTGTGATGAGATTAAAATTAATGCTTAAAAGCAAAAATGAAGAGCAGATAGCTATGGCAAGACTATCAATGTTTATGATATTAATTTTTATAATAATTGTTTCAGCAATTATTATTGGAGTTATATCACTTGGAGACAATTTATAGAAAAAGATTACTTTATTAACTAAAGCCAAGTGTTTAAGACAGCGATTCATAAATTTAAGCGATAAGCATGCTTGGATTTATGAATCTTCTCTATATTTTTCAAGTCGATAAGTAAAAAATTATATCGTGTATGATTTTTTGCTCTATAATGTGAGTGGATCTAATTATATTTTAGTGAATAGCTACAATTATTTAGAGTTCGGATAAATCTGCTAAGACGTGAAGTTTGCAGATATTTAAGAATGATACCAAATTCACAGGAGCAGTGCATGACGCTTCATCAAACCTTTACTACATGAATACCAGATTCTACAATCCTAATACAGGAAGATCCTTAACAAAGGATACTTATGCAGGAAACCCATATGAATCATGGACACAGCATCTTTACAGCTATACATCTAATAATCCTATAAATTATGTTGATCCAACAGGGCATAGAGCATTTTCAGTAACTGATGAGGCTGCTGGGACTAGTGTGGATGATTATAGAGATGAAGAAGAAAAGTTAATTCAGTGGAAACAAAATAAATACCGAAGAATAGAAAAAAAGGATCCAATAGTAAAAACAGTTAAGCAAACACTTATATCAGGATATGGGGATGTCCAAACATTAACTGGTCAGTTATTTGATGATAAATCTGTTAAGGTAGTAGAGACAAACACAAAGGGATAGTCCTATCAATATACAAATTTAAAAACTGGAAAAATTACAACTCAACGTATAAGTAAAGCTTGTGGTTCAGAAGCAGGGCTGGTAAGCTCAATAATGAGACATTCTATTGGTGATTTTGCAAAGATAACAGCAAAAGCAATCATAAAAGGAGGTGCTACATCAGCATTATTCTCTGCAGGTTTTAGCTATCTTTTTGATGGTAAGAGAGGAGCTGAAGTTGGTAGGGATGCTGTAGCAGGCCTTGTTACTGGAGCAATATCATCAGCAATAACTGTAGGAGTGATAGGAGTTGCAATAACAGTAGGAATCTTAGTAGCTGCCACACCAGCCGTTGTAGCAATGACTAGTATTGCTGTTGGGATTGGAGTAGATTATTTTGCAGGAAATTCAATAAAAAATGCGCTTGCTCCTGCGTTTGGATTAGAACAGAATATATATCAGTAAGGGAGAGTTGTATAAATGGATAAATTTCAGTACAAACGTGCATTAAAAAACACGGAACAGAAAAAGTTTGCTCTTTTTATTGCTATTCCAACTAATGCATTAATCTGCTTTCTACCATTACTTAAAAATAATGAATCGTTAATTATGTTAAGTAGTATTATAGGGTATATAGCTTTGTTAATAGGATATCTTCTGTGGATATATTCTAAGAAGTTTCAACATATACCTTTAGGTGCTTTGGGGATATTACCATTATTTTCATATCTTATACTGCTTACTGAACTTTATGAGAATATAGAAAGCTTTTATCAGTATATAATATTTAGTTTAGCATTTGTTGTAGTATTTGCAGCATTGTGTAATATTTCTCTATATATAGCAAGAACAAAAATTTATAAATATTTAAAAAGTCGTGAGAAGCGAAAAATAAGTAAGCTAGAAGCATTTTTTGTTGTGCCATATTCAGCTAGCATATCTAGTATGATAATATTGGGGGTTTGTATATCGAGTATAATAAACAATTTTTTATCTACAAATTCTGTTATATATATAGCTGCATCAATATTAATGATATTAGGATCGGCTTTTATAGGTGAAGTATATTATAGGTATAAACAACTTAGTGAATATGAAGAAGGTAACTTTAAGAGTAATAAAATTCATATAAAATCTAAAAAGAAATCTTAATAGTATTAGGTATTTTTAACTTAAATGATAAAAAAGTAGCAATAGTAAGAAATGGTGCTACTTTTTTTAGACGGTTCAAAGCAAATTAGATAATTGTAAACAAAGTATTATTATGATGGCGACAGCTTTCTATACACTGCTGACATCAACAATAATAAAGGCCAGGAGCATATTCTTGATCCATCTGGTACAATAGTGGCTTCCAAGAGATTTGATGGCAATTATGCTAACATGTATTTCTTCTATAATTATGATATTAGAGGAAGCGTAACAAGTATAATAAAGCCTGACGGAAGCTTAGTTAAAGGCTATGATTATGATGAATTTGGTAAAATAAAGGATAGTGGAGACAGTCTATTTAAGAATGATATCAAATTTACAGGAGCAGTGCATGATGTTTCGTCGAACCTATACTATATGAACGCAAGATTTTACAATCCTAATACAGGTAGGTTCTTGACTGAGGATACTTATGCAGGAAACCCATATGAATCATGGATACAGCATCTTTACAGCTATACATCGAATAATTCTATAAACTATATAGATCCTACAGGGTATAGAGCATTTTCAGTAACTGATGATGTTGGTGGTACATCAAAAGAGCTTGAAATGGATTTTGTACGAGAAAGCAAGCTTACTAAGACTGCAAATGAAGTTGGAAGATTAATGAAATGAACCCCAAAATGTTAATTTCAATAGATATAATAGTAATAGCGGCTGTTGTAGCAAATACAGTAAAAGACATAGTGACTGCCAAAGCAGAAGATAAATTAACTGAGATGAAATTGTCTAAAGTGAAGATCACTTCAAAGGTTGCGGGTAATGCTGCTAAGGTTAATACTCCATGCATTAATACAAAGGTTATAGATGTAACTAAAGTAAAAGCACCGAGTGATATAAAGTCAAGTTACTCAAAGATGGGTTGATTACTTAGGTCGTAATACCACAAATATCCACCCAAGGACTGAAATGGTTGATTCTAATAGGATTTTTTTGCTGATAGTACTAAGAGTATTTGCCTTCACACAGTCTGAAATGAAAAGTATGGGTACTACAAAATTCCACTAGTATGAAGAAACATTTATTTATGATCCAGTGAATGATATTATGACAGTAACAAATCTATTACAACGGATAAAATAGTTGTAGGAGGAAATGTGTATATGAAAATTAGTATAAAAAAAGTGTAAAGCATAGAGTCAAAGAACTTGGTTACCTTTACTACAGAGTTTGGTAATGCCCAAGCAATATGGGAAGGAGACAAACCAAGTCTTGATGTGGAATATTTTGTAGAATTCGAAATACCAGATACACTTAATTGGAATGACAGTATGAAACAGATTGATGAAAAAGCATGCACCTTAGGGATGGAAAAAGACACTTTATATTTTATAGGGTGTCTGGAGTCTGTTGATGAAGATGGATATACAGTAATAAGATTAGGTGATAGTATTATATCTTTAATAGTTGAGGGAGATCCATTCCCAGAAAGGGCATTTGTTAAGGTATTAGCTAATAAAGTTGTTATTTATGATATGAACTATTAATTTATTTATGATTTCTACAACGGTTATCTTTTAAAGGTAACCGTCATTTTTTTGATTTAGTATATAATCATTGTTTATGATGTATATTTAATTTAAGATTACTAATATTATGGCTCAATTACACATATTGAGGTAATGTTAAACTCAAAATGCGTGTATTAACTAAACCATTGAATTTACTATACTTATAGGGTAATTATGAGTTTCACACATTGTATATTGAAGGTAACTCAGAAAGGCAGTAATTTTAACACTTTTGCTGGTAAAAAGATATGTATTTTTGTTAAACTCAGAGCTATTTTAGCTGTGTTTGAAAGTACTTAATTATTAAAATTTATTTTGTCTTGAAGTGTGAATAGTTTTAAAAATACTGTTAAATAGAATGCTCTGAGGCCCTATGATATAAGGTGTTAAGGGTATGGATGCATTGGAGAAAATAGTGGATTTCTTTTGCTACTATAATAATTGGGAGTATGAAAGCTCACTATTTCTGGTGAAAATATAGCTTAAAATTCAATTGGGAGTTCTATATTTTTACAAATTTACCCCCCCAGGGGATTGAAAGCGTTGGAAACACAGGGAACCGACGGCCATACAATCAAAGACCCCGAAGTGATTTCCTACATGAGGGGGGTAGAAAAACAAAACCATGTTAATTAATTAACAATTATAACTGAAGAAGAACTTACTTAACTGAAGATAAAAATACTTATGGGAATATTTAAATTTATATTAAGAAACAAGAATCAGAGTTTAGTGAATAGAGGAATAATGTGTAAAAATATACTTAGGTTAATTTTGCGTACTAGAGTTAATCAATTATTTTTGAACAGTGGATAAATCGTTCGACAATATTTATCGGAATTTTATAAGCGTAAATGTCATGGTTAGAATAATGTTAGTAATTGAGGTGGTCTCATTTTGAGACTGCTTTTTTATTCAAAATATATGTCGAATTGCATCGGATAGAACAAATTGTAATCGTTGTTATATGACGTATAATTATAAGTAATTATATATAATAGGGGGAGAAAAGTGAAAAAATTTATACGAAAAACTTCAATGCTATTAGTTATAACAGTTTTTGCGACAATATTTCCAACTAAAGTATTTGCGGATACAAAGGAAAACAAAGTTGATAAAACCAATACATCAGCTGCAACTAAAGTATTTGATAAAGAACCAAAAATTATTGGGGAAGTAGAATCAAAACGAGAACAAAATGTAAAGCAATTCTTAATGGACGACATGACATATCAGGTAGCTATTTACCCAGAACCAGTCCATTATCTTGTTAATGGAAAGTGGGAAAATATCGATAATTCTCTAGTTGAAGAAGAAGATAAATCAGAAAGCACAACTAATGAAGAAGAGATAAGTATTTCTGATGACTCAGAGGAAAAGAACAATTCCCAACAAACTAAAGAAGTAACTAATAAGTCAAGTATATACACTAATAAGAAGAACGACTTTAGTATAAATATTTCTAATAAGGCAAATTCAAAAAAGTTTGTCAGTATAAAAAAGGACAAGTATGAAATTAGCTGGAACTTAGAGAAAGCTAATAAAGTTGAAGGACAGAAAGCTTCTATAGACAATGATAAGATAGAAAAGAATATTGAAGCACTAGTAGACAATCAGATTGCTAAAGAAAGTGACACCATAAAACTAGTAGACAATGAGTTTTCTAAAGCGACCGAGGCTGCTAATAAGGATGAAAAAAGAAAAACTAGAATTGAGAATGAGAAAAAAAAGGTAGTGCCTAATTTATCATCTACAGTAGACTTTAAAGATGTATTTGATAACATAGATCTTCAATATATTACAACTGGAAGTAAGTTAAAAGAGAATATTATTATAAATAAACCAACCGATAAGACAGAGTTTATCTTTAACATAAATGCAAATAACCTAATACCTAAATTACAAAAGGATAATAGTATAATTTTTTATGATGCAAAACAAGCTGATAAAGTTGTATTTAGTATGAGTTCTCCTTTTATGTATGATGCCAAGGGGGCAGAAAGCAACTTAATTAAAGTTGACTTAAAACAAGATAAATCTAGCTATATATTGACTTTATCTCCTAATCAAGAGTGGATTAAATCAAGTGAAAGAGTATATCCAATAACGATAGATCCACCTGTTGAGACTCAGCAGAAAGCTAGCAGCATACAAGATACATTTGTTTGTTCAAATGATACAGAGGATAAATATCTAAATCCTTTGCTTAGGGTTGGTAAGCATCCCACTATAGGAACTTTAAGGACATATATAAAGTTTAACTTACCTGCATTAACAAGTGCAGATATGATTACAAATGCTATACTAAGCCTTTATTATTTACCTGGCTATTCAACTACAAGTGGAGTTCAAATAAATGCTCATAAAGTCCAAGCGAATTGGAATTCAAGTGGGTTAAGTTGGAACAATAAACCGGCTTATACTCCTAAGATTGAAGACTATAACAGTATTATTGGTGCAGGTGAAGGTGGGAAGCAGTGGAATATTACTGGCATTGCTAAGGAATGGTATTCTACAGGTAATAATTATGGATTAATGCTTAAAAGTAATGATGAAGCTTCTGGACAAATAGTATTTTGCTCGTCAGACTGGAGCAATAGTGCTGCTTTACCAGTAGTAAGTTTATTTTATGTTAATAATTCAGGACTAGAGAGTTTCTGGACTTACCATTCTCAGGATATTGGTAGAGCTGGAACTAGTTATATTAATGATTATAACGGGAATCTAGTTCTTGTACATGATGACTTAAATATGGGAGGAAATAGACTTCCAGTAAAAATAAATCATGTCTATAATAACAATGAAGTTTCTATGAACATTGGGTATGGACATGGTTGGAGATTAAATTTAAGTCAGACAGTAACTAAATCTGTCCAAAATGATTATTGGATATATTCTGATCAGGATGGTACTAAACATTTCTTTAAGATAATATCAGGTCAGACAACGTTGAATGATGAGCTGAATTTAGGACTTAAACTCACGTTGAATTCAGATGGCTCGTTTAATATAACTGATAAAGATAGTAATAAGCTAGACTTTGATAGAAATGGTTACTTAATATCACTAAGAGATAGTAATAATAACAAGCTCACTTGTGAATATGGTACGGCTCCTGCAAATGGAGTTAGAACTATGGTTAAGGTTACGGATGGCTCGGGAAGAGTTACAACGTTAAATTATAATAGCGTTGGAGGACTTACAGAAATAATTGACCCATCGGGTAGAAAAACAAGCTATGGATATGATGGAGTAGGTAAGCTTCTTAATATAACATATCCTGATGGTAAGTATACAACATATACGTATGATTCTTCGTATAACTTAACTAGCGCTACAAATTATGACGGGTATAAGATGACATTTAATTATTATGATTCAGGCGTATTCCGCGTTAAAAAAGTGTTAGAGAGCCATACTAATGGAACTTTAGGTGGAGAACTTAACATAACTTACGGTAATAATGCTACTTCATTTGTTGATGTTAAAGGCAGAAAGAGTATATATCTATTCGATTATTGGGGTAAAACAATAAATATAAAAGGAGAAGATGGAACAGCACAATATTATAAATATGATTCTAACAATGTAACGAAGATGGGGATGAGCTCAAAACTACAGAGCACAATTAACAATATACTTCTCAATCAGAGCATTGAGTCTGATAGAAATTGGATATTTTCTAGTGATGGAGGTCAGGGAAGTTCAACATATTCTTCAGAGGATAAATATTATGGAAATAGAAGTATAAAAGTAAGTAAAACAGACAATGTTTCAAAGCACTATGCTCAGCAAATAGTAACACTCCAGCCAGGTAAAACTTATACAGCTTCTGCTTATGCAAAAACTCTTAATGTCACAAATGCGAATAATGGTGGAGTATACCTTGGAGTATATTATTTAAATAGTAGTGGGGTCTATGAAGAAGTAATTACAAAGTTAATAACTGGTACGAATAATTGGCAACGAATGCAGTTAACATTTACTTTACCAAGTAACATTAGCAGCAATTCTGTAATTATAAGAACTGGACTTAAGCTTGAAACTGGTACTGTATACTTTGATGATTATCAGCTAGAAGAAGGGGTAGCGGCTAATAGATATAACTTGGTTGAAAATGGTGATTTTAGCTATGGTGATTATGGGGCTAATAATCCTACAGGATGGACAATAAAGAATAGTTGTGATGGGAATGATATTTTAACAACTTCGGCAGATTCTCGTTTTCCACAGTACTTAAACACTAATTGTTTTTCTTTCCTTGGAGATGCGAGTGTAGGTAAAGACATAGGTCAGACAGTAAATATATCTGGCAAAAAAGGAGACTCTTTTATATTAAGTGGATGGGCAAAAGGGGATTCGGTTCCTTTAATAGAACCAAGACATTTTGCATTGCATATTGTATTTTTTAATGGTGCAACTAGGGTGCAATCTGATGTTGCTGAATTTAACACAGATTCATCTGATTGGCAGTATGTTTCAAAAAATTTCATAGCTGATGCTGATTATACTAGTGTTAATGTTTATATAATTTATTATTGGAATGCAAATAGAGCGTATTTTGATGGTATTCAACTTTATAAAGAAGAATTTGGTTCGAGCTATCAATATGATTCTAAAGGAAATGTAACATCTACAAAAAGCCTTGCTAATCAAAATTCTCAGTTCCAATATAATGGAACTAATGATTTAATAAGCTCCATTGATGCTAAAGGAAATCAATTTAAATACGAATATGATTATAATACAGGAGAAGGTAAACATAATCTTACAAAGGCAACCACTGCTGAAAATGTAACATATACTTTTACTTACGATAGTTATGGCAATCCAGTAACAGCTAAAGTTGGCGATAGTTCATTATTTATTCAATCAACTTCAAATTACACTGCAAGCGGTAATTATATAAAATCCATAACAGATGCAATGGGTAATACTGTTACTTATAACCAAGATGAGTCAAAGGATGTCCTAAATAGCGTAGTAGATGCAAAGAACAACACAACTTCTTATGGATATGATACGATTAATAGGCTCACAAGTGTAACTAAAAATGCTGATGGCAGGGCAATAACAAATAACTATTCGTATGAAAATGATAGAATTAAGTCAATAACTCATAATGGATTTAGTTATAATTTTGGTTATGACTCATTAGGTAATAATACTTCTGTAGCAGCTGGCAGCCAAAATCTTATAACTAATAGCTATGAGGCAAGAACAGGGAAACTTTTGGAGTCAACTTATGGTAATGGGCAAAAAGTAAGTAATGATTATGATAGCTACGATAAGATAACAGCAAAAAAATATAATGACAATATTAGGTACAGTTATCAGTATGATGGAGCTAATAACTTAGCATATCAGAAAGACATTGTAAATGGTGTAGACTATAGATATCAATATGATTTATCTGATAGATTAGTAAATGTCAAAGATTCATCAGATAATTCTACTAGTTATACTTATGATTTAAACAATAATATAAGTAATGTTAATGAAAAATTAGGAGCAAATTCATATACTACTGATTATAGTTATGATAAAGATAATAAGTTAAAATCAATTGCATATTCAAGAGATACTCAAAATAATATATCTTTTAACTATGATATATTATCTAGAATGACAAACAAATATATAAACACTGGGAGTACTCAATATAATACTACCTATAGTTATGTTCCAGGTTCAGGTTCATCAAATGTATTTCTTAGTTATCAGAGCCATGTATCGAATATAGGTTGGCAAAATTGGGTTAACGATGGTGCTATAAGTGGTACAGTAGGGCAAAATTTACAGGTAGAAGCAATAAAAATTTCATTGAATAATCCGCTACCTGGAATGAGAATTAAGTATCAGGCTCATGTATCGAATATTGGCTGGCAGGATTGGGTTTATGATGGAGCGATGGCGGGAACAACAGGACAAAATTTAAAAGTAGAAGCTATAAGAATTGTACTAGAAGGAGCGCCAGCAGGATATCAAATACAGTATCAAGCCCATGTAGCTCATATTGGTTGGCAGAATGTTGTAACTGATGGAGCGATAGCGGGAACAACTGGACAAAATCTACAACTTGAGGCGATCAGAATAAACTTAATAAAAACTGGTTCCACTGACACAAATAGAATACAAACAGTAAATAATAATGGAAATAGTATAAGCTATACTTATGATAAGAATGGAAACATTGAAACAATTATTCAAGATGGAAAAACAATAAAATATTACTACAATGAATTGAATGAACTAATTAGAGAAGATAATGCAGTATTAAACAAAACTATAACTAATGCCTATGATGTAGGTGGCAATGTAACAAGCAAAACAGAATATCCATTTACGACAGGTTCGCTAGGTATTGCAACTAAAACATATGCATATTCTTATGGAGATACTAATTGGAAAGATAAACTCACAAGCTTTGATGGAAAAGGTATAACATATGATGCTATAGGAAATCCAACAACTTATAATGGTTATACTTATACATGGGAAGAAGGTAGACAACTATCAAGCATTAGTGGAAATGGACTAAGTGTTTCTTATAAGTATAATGATTCAGGAATAAGAACACAAAAAACTATTAATGGTGTAACTACTAATTATCATTTTGTAGGAGATAAGGTTACTTATGAGGATAGCGGTACTGATAAGATATATTATACTTATGATAGTTCAGGACACATTGTTTCTATGAACCTCAATGGTGCAGAATATTACTATATAAGAAATGTTCAAGGAGATATCATAGGGTTATTTGACAAGACTGGAACGCAGGTAGTAAGCTATGTATATGATAGCTGGGGTAAACTGATATCAACTACAGGTACGCTTGCATCAACAGTTGGAGCAATAAATCCATATCGTTATAGAGGGTATAGGTATGATACCGAGACTGGATTGTATTATTTACAGAGCAGATATTATAACCCTGAATGGGGTCGCTTTATAAATTCTGATGCCCTGATAGGACAAACTGGTGAGTTGTTAGGTCATAATTTGTTTGCTTATTGTAAAAACAATCCTGTAAATAGAAAAGATGCTAATGGATTTAAGAGTGTTAGGGCTGATTTCAGTGATCCAGATGATGAACCGGCTAAAAAGATAAGTATTATTGAAACGGTTACTAACTTTAATAAAGAAATGGCTAATCAACGAACAAACTTTACTATAGTTATGGGTATCATAGCTATTAAGAAAGTGAAGGAGACAGTTATTGATGCAGCCATAAACTCAGCTGCGAACCGTGTAAGCAATATAAGTCTGTCAAGAAATGCAGCTTTTAGAGCAGCTAAAAGAAGTGCTGGCATACCAAATTCTGCGCAGTATAGTAAACCAATCCAAGTCTACGATTCAGAAAATAGATGGGTATATCAATTTAATGTTAATGGTAGAAACAAATATATTATTGAGCATAGAGAAGATAGATTTGGAAGAGGTCCACACTTTCATGCAGCTGATGACAAATATGGAAGTCCATTAGATAAAATTAGATATAATCAATATCCTGGTCACTTTCCAGAGGATTTTAATGGTTATACTGATTAGTTTAGGAGAGGTGAAAAGTGAATATAGATAGACAAAAAAAAATAGAAATTTTGAAGAGAAAGAGTAGAAGAAGTAATTTAGTGACTAAATTTAGTAAATATATTAATATAACAAATGAGTCATTTTTAGCTCAAGAGGATAATAGAGCATTTTGTACAAAGGTAAGAGAAAGATTTAATTCAGAAGTGCCTTTAAAAAATATTGGAGGGGCTAACTACCAAGAGAATGTTACCTTATCTTCAGTGGCTTTAAATGAGATAATACAGGATATTGGTCTGATTAATTGTAAAGCATTTCTATTTATTGATAATGAGTATGAAGTGGAAGCAGTAAGAGTTAATATCATAGACGTATTTAATAATATTTCTGAGATACTTGAGAAAATTGGATTTTTCAGTATGTGTAATGATTTTATGTTAGTTGGTGATAATTTAGACTTCGGTATATGTGTCATTAGAAATGAGTACTTCTACGAGGTATATAGATGGGGAATTTAGGTATTATATTTATTAAAGCACCATTTAAAATCTAATTTATTGATAGACTATTTGTAAAAACATCGCATTCTATGTGGGACAATGAAAAAAGCTTTGTTTTTACAATATATACCAAGTAAGGTAATTAAGGATAAGGAAGTATACATAGTTATTATGAATACTTCCTTATCTTTTCTTTATTTAAAGGATTCAGTTTTATGTGAATACAATATTAACTAGCAACAAAAAGATGATGATATCCTTAGCACCGCGGCTCATGTCAACAATGTAAAAATTGAATAATTCTTCGTAGATGAACGAGAAATCAACTAAATCATTAAGTTCTCATAGGAAATGATCTTTTGTCAAAGTTGAAACAGTATTATTACTATTAGTTCATACTTGTTTATTAATAAATAATATCAATATTATAATATATTAATGAAGTTTCTACTAAAAAATATATTCATATATTTAAATCAGCAATGTCAACATTATATTAATATAAATGATTTTAAAAATATACCTATTAATACTTTAGTTGCAATCAGAAATAGACTGCTATATATAAATGTAAATTATTAAAGAATCAATCTAGAAGAAATAATTATAGAAATCCGTATTTAAAATAGTATATAATAGGTAGATTTTCAGAATGAATGTGATTTGTTGTTGTTTTATATTCATTCCATTACCTATGCATATAAAACTACAACGAAAAAGGTAAAGCTATACCTTTAATAGCTTTACCTTTACATCTTTCTTTATTCCGTCATAAGTAACCAGCTCAATAACTTTAGTAAACAAATCTTTTCTTTCTTCAGGAGTTTCACAATTATCTATAGCTAAGCTAAAATTAAGCAGGGATTGAATTAAAATCTCTGAGTTTGTTTCAGTAATGTCATGAATTTGTTTTTTTTCTTCCAGATCCAGGAGCTGCTTTTTCAAGTCTCTATTTTTTTTAGTTAGTTCTTCAATCTTTTTTGCATGAAATTTAGATGCATCAAGACTTAATAGTGTCATCTGCTCAACAAGATTATTTATTGCAGTTTCATTCTTAATTATGGTTTTATTAATATTATCAATTTCTATTACTAATTCGGTATTATCAGTTAGTCTTTTATTCTTATTAAGTTCTTTTAATATTGTTTTTCTGCTGGCAGACAGTTTTTTAAGCTTATTAATAACTATATCTTCAATTACTTCAGCTCTTATATTAGGATTATCACAATTATTAACATTTAATATACGATTAGAGCATTTATAATAGTAATGCCTGCTTCCATCAGTTCTCTTATTACCGTAAAGGACATTCATAGGTGAGCCGCATTTTGAGCAGCGTAGTAGTCCAGTTAAAGCTACAATATTACAGTTTCCTAAATTAGGAGGAGTCTGGCTATTCTTCTCTTTCATATCTTGAGCAGCAACCCATTGCCCCCCTGGTATAACACCAGTATGCTTTCCAACGGAAATAATCCATTCTGAAATATCCTTTTTATTCTTTTTTCCATCAGTTCTATTGTATGCCATTAAGCCATGGCTATTATTAATATTTCCTTCTATAACTACTCCAAACTTCGAAAAATACTTCATTGTTTCCTCAGAAGCAGTGGCATATACTGGATTTCTTAAAATATCGCCAATAAAAGCTGGATTAACTTGTTTATAGTTTTTTAGCTTTATATTTTGCATTTCTAAGTATTTAGCAACCTTAAATATAGAATTAAACTCAATATATTTATCATAAATAAGTTTTACAATTTTAATCTCTTCGGCGTTAGGAGATAGTTTAAACATCTTTCTTTCTTTCATGTCACTATCTTTATAAACTATAGGCTCTATTATGAATCCGTAAGGGGGTTTACCTCCTAGCCAACGACCGCTCTTTGCCAGCTGCATCATATTATCTCTAACACGCTCTGCAATGGTCTCACGCTCTAATTGAGCGAATACAGAGGCTATATACATCATGGCACGTCCTAGGGGTGTACTTGTATCAAACTGCTCTCTAATTGATATAAAGCCTATATCCAGCTTTTGAAGCTCTTGTATAAGGGTAGAGAAGTCAGCTATGTTACGGCTAATACGATCTAGCCTATAGCATATGATACAGTCAAACTTCTTAGCCTTAGCATCCTTTAGCATTTTTTGATACTCAGGTCTTTCCGTACTCTTACCGCTGAAGCCTTCATCTTCGTAAATAAAAAAGTCTGAAATTCCTATTTTTAAAGCATACTCCTTACAGAGTTGTACCTGGTTTTCTATAGATTCTCCTTTGCCTGTAAAGATAGATTTACGGCTATAAATGGCTGATTTCATAAGTTCACTCCTGTTCTTAATTTATTAATATAGTAAAATCAAATCAAATTAAATTAAATGTTTAATATAATAATTATATAACGTTTATATAATTTGCGTATAAAAAATATATAAAAGTTATGTTAGAATGTATGAATTATTATTAACTAATGTTATAATACTTTTAGATTAAGGTATATTAATTTATGTTTTTAAGGAGGAATTAAAGTGGAAAAGAAAATGTTAAAAGGCAAAGATATCCTTCTTATACTGCTTTACTTGCCAGGAGCATTAAAGGAAAAAAATGAGCCGATTATTGGCAGAACCAGAATTACTAAAATGATGTTCTTATTTGAAAAAGAACTTTTTAAGAACTTTGACAATATACGCGAAGAAAGTTTACCTGAATTTTTTGCGTATGATTATGGCCCATTTTCAAAGGACTTATTAGATGATATAAGATTCTTTAGAATGATAAAGTTTATATCAGAAGATTCTGTTGGAGAGGCTATGTCTGAAGCAGCTGTTCACGAGTTTGTATATGATATTGAAGATGATATAGGATATGGTGAAGAGATAGATATACTAAATCTAGATATACCTAAGGAATCGATGTACTCACTTACTGAAAAAGGGATTGATTTCGTTGAGAAAAGTTTAATTCCACTGTTTACTAAAGAACAGATTGAATTATTGCAACAATTCAAAAATAAAATAAATATATTATCTTTAGACGCAATCCTAAGTTATGTTTATAATAAGTACCCTGAAGGTGCTGAAAAATCAAAAATTAGAGACAGATACATAAAAGCTTGAGGTGATTATTGTGACTGAGGCAGAAATGGTCTATGATTGCTTTAATAAGCTTAAGACAGATCATCAGTATAAGGAAATTGTTTTGGAAGTTCCATATCTATCTAGATGCATAGACATGGTTTTAGTTGATGACGAGTATAAAATTATTAGTATTGAATTTAAATTAAGAGATTGGAGAAAGGCAATACAACAAGCAAAAGATCATAAACTAGGTTCAGACAAAGCGTATATTTGCTTGCCAAGGCCAAAAAAAGTTTCAAATCAATTAATGGAAGAATGTAAAAAAAACAATATAGGTATATACTTTTATAACAAAGATGATGAACATCCGTTAGAAGAAGTAGTTACTCCATTTATAGAGGAATATAGGTGGGAACCAAGAGTAGTAAGTTTAAAGAAATTAATAAATCGTATTTCAGGAAATAATGTCTTCTATGTATAAAAGGGAGCTAAGAAGCTCCTTTTATTTTATTTAAAGTAATTTTCGATACCTTTATATGAAAAACTAATTTTATGGTTTTTGAAAAAAATTTTATAACGATATTCAGGATAGTTCAACTTATTTGAGATTACCTTTTTGCTTTTATCATCTAATCCATTTAGATTAGCATTAAGTACTTTTGGATTATCAGATGAGTGTAAAATGACTTTAATTTTTACATCAGGCCTTAGAGCTTTTTTTAAAATATATCTGAGTTCAAAATCTGCATCAGGCAAAGAGTATCCTATAAAAATTACTTCTGATGCTTCAGACAAATCTAGATAAGCATTATGCCAGATATTTTTTAGGTGAAGATTATTTAAATCTTTTAAAAAAGTTGGAGTTATGAGAACATGTTTTAAACCATAGTTTTTTCTGTTATTGTCACAGTGTTTACATTTAACTAAAGAGTGATTCTTGTCCATTCCTTGTAAAGAGATATTATACCTATAATCTGTTATAAGCCTTCCGCAATTTGTACATAATAACCAATTTATCGAACCATGTAATTTCATTAGTTTGATATTAAACTTTCCAGTTGGCTTTAAATGCGTAGATGGTAATTCTTCATTTAAATCATAGTTATAGCAACAATAATCAGGAAAAGTTGTTGGTTCATTATTTTTATCTAAAGTACTTTTAAGGCAAGCATCATATATATGATTATCAAGCAATGTATCCCAGTTCAATGTTATTATTGATAGAGGATCCTGCTCCTGGATTACACTTTGTCTTTCTTTAATAAAAAACTTAGCTATTTTTTCATATAGAACAAAATCGTTCGATCTATGAATCGAACTTGAAATCATATAAATTATACAGTTGTTTAATTTCTGTTGGATATCAATTAATTCAGAATTATCATAGATATTAAAGTATTCCTTTAAAAATGATGCTTTATCTAAAATAGTAAATATATCCTCTAAGGATACTGTTATTGTCTTTACTTTTGTATATATTTTGTTCCAAATTTCAGGGCTAAATTTAATGGAAAATTTGTCCTTAGGATTATTAGAATGAGGAAATTCTTTATAATAATAATCAACTAAAGAATGGCTGCCAAAAATATTTATTATGAAATCTGCAAGTATTCTTCGGCTTTCTTCGAAATTTGGATACTGAGAAATAAGCATAGTTTCTAGAGTATTCTGTGTATTGAAAAAGTCAATTTTATTAGAAACCCTAGAAACTGAAAAAATTTCTTTTAAAATATTATTTTGTATTGGTAGGCCAACTGCAGCTGACGCACCTGCTCCAAATATGTAGACTTTTTTACTCATCTTCATATCACCTATCTATTTTTATAATTAATCAATACTTTTTCCCAAATTTTAAGCGGGTATAAATATTCTGGAGTTAAAACTCCTAGAGAATCATATTCATGATAGATTACATGTAAATCATCTAATATATTAGAGTTTCTTTTTGACGAGTATAAAAATTCTTTTTTCTTATTATATACATAATGGAAAATGCAGCTTTCTTTTGTTTCTTGTCCTGCATATGGTCTTCTTTGCTTTACACCTTTTATATTTACTTCATAATATTCAGTATTTTCAAATTTGGAAAAATTATTGATATCATTTTTAATTATCTCTTTACATTTAGGACAGGAACATATTTCTTTGTAATATTTTTCTGCACCTTCTTTAGGTGATATACGAAAATAACCTAATTCCTCGAGTAGTTCAGATGCAGTTTTATAATTTAATCTTTGGTGTAAAGGGAAATAATAATATTTTGATGTAGGAATCCCACCACCAACGGGTACTACAGCTCTATATTCACCATATTCTAATCCATGCCCAACGCCAGAAAGAGTAAATCCTAGATAATCTTGAAATCCAGTAAGCATAATTGAAAAAAAACCACCATATAGATTATAAACTTTTATACTAGCTTTGCTTAACTTGTGAATTAACTCCAAATAGCCCGTGAGTGCGTCATACGATGCAGTATGCTCATTAAAATCATCAATCCATATAAGAAGATTTTTGATATTAGAATTAATATATTCTTTACATACTATATCACGCATATATTTAGATGTTAGAATTTCCTTTGAAACAACTAGTTGAGCAAATATTTTTCGATCATTAAAAACTCTGCTTGATATTTTAATGAAATCTATATTTATAGGTAGCCATGAATCAAGAGTTGCTTCTGTTACATAGAAATAGGGAGGAATAACAAATGCTGGTTCTAACAGTTGCATCATTTCTTCATTATCTGATAAATATTCTAAAAACCCTTTTTCCTTAAGCTGAGAACTTATGGTATTAATTTGGAAATCTATAACCCTAGTACAAAACGCTTCCTTTACGTCGTCATTATAAAAATCATTAGGAATAATAACTTTATTATTATTAATTTTTTCATCAATTGGGTTACCGTATGCCTCAACAAGATTCACAATAGATTTCTTTACAACATATTCATTTTTTTTCTTACTAAAAGATTTAATTTTATCTATATCATGCTGGAAAGCATGAGTTATTGGATCAATAAAGAAGCACCCACATTTTTCAAGACAATGTTGCATTAAAAATTGTGCTATTGCTCCAGGTGTATATGCAACCATGTTTGCATTTAACGCAAGCATATCAAAATGCTTGTATAAATTTTCTATGTATTTCTGTTCAGCGTTTGTTCCATATCTTAACATATGAATTGGATTATTAAGATTACATTCCAAAAATATCACCCCTTTAGATATTTAAATTTAAAGATATTTAAAAAGGACAAAAAACTTGACATACATACTACAGAATTACAAATTTTTTACTACAAGATTTAAAAAAATTCTCAAACTGTTTAAACAATTTGAGATCTATTTATTTTACATGCCTAATCATATGTGAAAATAATTCTATAAGTTGAATAAGTTGTTTACTTTCAAGACCGTACTGCGTAGCTTTTTCTATTGCTTCACCCCAACCCTTAGTATTCATTTCTTTATCTATAAGAAATTTTTTGTATTCCATTATTGAAGGGGATTGTTTATATACTCCAACCAATGTGCCAATAATTCTATGTTTCTCAGTTATAATCATATCCTTGTAGTTTGGATTAGCAGCTCTTAATAATGCTTCACCATTTTCCACTATGTAATATTTTAAAGTAGCACACCATTCATTGTCTTCTACACCAGCGGCAATGATATCACCTTGTTGAGCAGTATTTTCTTGTCTAAAAAGTCCTAGATCACCCTCACAAATTCCAACCCAAGACATTGAATCTCCTTCTACTCTTAGTGCAAAGTCAGCTCTAATATCTTCAGCTAGATCTATTTCACCCTCCCAGTTCTCAGAGGCTAGTATAGGGAGTCCAGCTCTTATACAACCTAAAATAGGCACTTTCGTTATTTGAGTTACATTATTTTGGATTTGTGTGCCTAAGTGCGCAGTTAAAGTTGGAGTTGAAAAGCTTGTACCCTCTATATATCCCGCGGCATTCATTAATTCTGTATAAGTAACTCCATTATGAGATTTTTCAGCAAGCTTCTTTAAAATTTCAGGAGTAGGTTTCTGACCATTCATAATTCTAGATAAATTGCCAGCACTAACATTAGCTTGCTGTGCATATGAATTTAGAGTTCTACTTCCTTGAGCTTTTTTAAGAAGGTCAATTAATTCTGAAGTTTCCATTAAATCACCCCTTATGTATATTTTATTTTGTATATTACACCAACGCAATAAAAATACTAATTATTACAAAAAAAGTGTTGCTTAAAAGAAATAAAAGTTATATAATTGCATTAAAGAAATGCATTAAAGAAATGATTTGAAAGGAGAAATTATTATAAATTTAAATATTAATCAACTTACTGGACTAATAGATAAGGATTTTAATGGTAAGTATAAGGAGTTTGCTAAAGCAGTCAATGTTAATTATGTTACTATATATAGGATCGTAACGGGTCGAAGCAACCCAGGAGAAAAATTTATATCTAATTTTATAGATTACTGTAAAAAGAAGAAATATTTAATAGAAAAATTTTTTTAATTATAGCATTGCTTTAAAGAAATAAGGGCGTGGAGATTATCTAACCGATATAGTTTCTTTAGGACAAATCTTTAAATGATAGGAACAGTAATCATATCATTTTCATAATATGATTACAGCAATATTTTACGAGTAGGTGGGGTTATATGACTAAAAGGAGGATGGTTACAGCGGAAGATTTTACATGCACTATAGTTAATCCAGAGCTGTTAGAGAACAATGTTAACTTCTCTAAAGCTGTGGTGAATATATTTTGCAAGAATCTAAGTGCTAAGCAGTTAGATGATCTCATAAAAAGAATCGAATGCTTGGATGAAGACAGAACTATAAATTAGGCATGAGGGAAAAGGAGATTGATACAAACAACCTCCTAATAAGTTAAACATAACCAGTGAGGGAGGGTGAGGAACAAAGGTAGGATTACATACTTATAATATACATTTTATCTATGTAGAAAGGTAGAGTGCCTACTCTACAAATAAACATTGAAAGCCACATATTTTCTACAAAAGGGGGAAAAGGAGATGTCAGATATAGGTTTAGCCATTAGAGGAGCAAGGCTAAATAAGAATTTTACACAAGATGCAGTTGGTTCCATGGGATTTTGCTCAGGGAAATTAGTCTCAGCCATAGAGAGAGGTGAAAGACAGGCAAGTATGGATTTTTTAGAAAAGCTAACTAAGGAGTTTGATGATCCAAGGCTTTACATGGAGGCAGCAAACGAAATTACTGGAGGGGTTTTTGGAGTATCGTGGCTTGATGGAGAGGGAGTGGATTTACATAGGTCTTCTGTCAAAGAAAAACTTATTGAAGAGCTTAGTGAAGCCATAAGAGCTATTAATCAAGTTAAGGCTTATGATAACCCAAAGCTAATGAAAGCAGAGCAAAAGCAACTTGCTAGAAAGAGTATTTTAGAATCTATAGATGCATTTAATTGTATTGCTCATTATATTGCTGTCATGTGTAATGAATTAGGCTTTAGCAGTAAGGAACTCTTTGAAGAACATAAAAGAAAACTTATTGAGCGTGGATATTTAAAAAGATAAGAAAGGGTGATTAAATGGAATATTCGCTAGAGAGATTTTCAGCAGAGATAAAATTGAGTGAAAAAATAAACCCTTTGCAGAGGGCTTATTTTGAAAACAGCGTTATGCTTTGTTAGAGTACCTAGGAAAATACTCTAGCTCCATAATAGCATGAAAGGAGTCTAAGTACAATGAAAAAAAAGAAAATTCTAATTATAAAGGAACCTAAAACTGATACTAAAATTGATAGCAAAAAGTACTTAAAATATTGCGCTAAGAACTTTTAATTAATGGAGGGATTAAATTGAGAGAGTGCTTTCCAGATTATATTACTACAGTATATTGTGAAAATAAAGAATGCAGCTTTGATTTGGGTAAGACAACAATGGGACAGGCTGTTTTTCAAATTTCCATGGATGGCGGATATGTACAATTCGATGGTAAAGGTGGATTAATAACTGAATGTCCATCGTGCCATGAAGATACTTTGAAGTTTGATTAATTTGAGGTGAGAAGAATGGATGAAAAAATAATCGTTAAAGTACAGAAGCTACTGGCTTTAAGCGAAAGCAGTAATGAAAATGAAGCCCAACTATCTTTGTTAAAGGCACAGGAACTTTTAGCAAAGCACAAGTTATCACTTAAAGAAGTAAAAGAGTTTAAATCCTATAATAGATCAATTAAAGAGAAAGTTAGCTCAGTTTCCTTCACTAAAGCAAAGTGGAAAGCTAAATTATCAAGGCTTATTGCAGATAACTTTGCATGTTATCACTATTTTAAATCAAGAAGAACTCATACAATAGCTTTCTTTGGAAGAGAAGAAGATGTAACGGTATGCAATATAGTTTTAGAATACGCCGTTGACTGCATCAATAGTTCTGTTAAAAGACTAAAATATCAATATTCAAAACATGGTTACAGCACGAAAGGACTTGAGAATGATTATGCTCTTGGCTTTATTAAAGGCTTAAGAGAAAAGTTTGAAGAGCAGAAAAAGAAAAATCAACAATGGGGACTTGTTCTTGTTAAAGATGCTGAAGTTGTAGAAGCTCACAGCAATATAAAATTTGAAAGGTCAATAAATACGCAAACTGAGTTTCAAGGATATACCGAAATTTATAATCAAGGTTATGAGGATGGTGAAAAATTCAGTATATCAGATAAAATTTCAGAAGGTAAAGCAGATGATCAGTTATCTCTGGTTGTAGTAAATATATAAATATATAAATATTTACGCATATTGGATTAACTTAGAAAGAATTAAGGAGAAATAAGACTATGGATATAGAAAACTTAAGAAGAGAGCTACATGAACACATTGAGAGCTTTGGTACATCAGATGTTAGAACAATAAATAAAAGTCAGGAGCTAGATAAAGCCATTGAGGTTGAGCAGCTTAAGAGAGAAGTTATTTACTATATGAAAAGAACTGTAAAGGCCGAGAGGCTGCTTAATGATATTGAAGGCTTCTGTCCAATATTGCAAAGGAAAGAGATACAAGACTTTTTAAGAAGTTAAAAAATATATTTAGGGAGGAATAGTGATGGAGAAGATGATTAACCTTGAGACATTTGCAGGAGGAGCATTGGCAGAACAAATCAATACTGAAATAGAAAAGGTGGTGAACAATATCTATGATCCTAATACAGATGCTAAGAGAGTAAGAAAGCTTACACTAACATTAAGTTTTAAACCTAATCAGAAAAGATCTGTAGCAGAAATAGACATTCAAGCTAAGACAACACTAGCTCCATTCTTACCAACTCAAGCAAACATAATGATAGACAAAGACTTATCTACAGGAAAGATTGTAGCGGCTGAGATAGGCAGCAACATACCAGGACAAATAGAAATGGAGATTGATGATCCAGAACCTAAGGGTGAAAATGTTATTGATTTAAAAATGGCAAACAGTAAATAAAAATTTGGAGGAATGTAAAAATGATAGAAAGAGAAGCTTTAGAGTATTTAGTTAACTTAGGACAAATAAAGGTATTAGAGATAGAAGGGCAGCAGTATTCAACTAAGCAGCTTAATCATGTAAAGATGCCAGAACCTGCAGCACTAAAAACAACTACATTAACAGCACTTATAGATTACATAAAGTCAGGAATAGATGATAAGTTTTCAAAGCTTTTAGTCCATGTTATAAGCCCTACGAAAGTAGCGTTATATTCAGAGCTTAGAAGCGATGCCGAAAGAGAATGTTATATGATCTGCGAAGCTTTTACTCCTAATAATATCTATTTCAATAGATTTGTGGATACAGAAAGCTTTAATATAATGCTTCAATCAAGCTTTGTTCAAAACGAGGACAAGGATATCCTTCTAAAGGTAACTGGCTGTATACAGGATAAAGCAGTTAAAGAAGTTGGTGATGATGGTATTAGCCAAGCTGTAACCATTAAGACTGGCGTAGCCAAGGTTAATGATGTGAAAGTGCCTAATCCAGTATCGCTGGCACCATATAGAACCTTCCCTGAAATAAGGCAGCCAGAATCTAAGTTTATATTTAGAATGCAGAGTGGTCCACAAGCGGCATTGTATGAAGCAGATGGTGGAGCATGGAGAAATGATGCCATGGGCAGAGTAAAAGAATATCTTGAAGATATGCTGGTTGAGATAGAAAATATTCAAATAATATCTTAGTAAAACAATAGATAAGGGTAGAGCTTATAGTCTCTATTCTTATCTTTAGGAATCAAAGGAGGAGTTAAAATGGCTTATAGACAACTTGAAATATCATTCTGGCAGGATACTTTTGTAATGGATTTAACTCCAGAAGAAAAATATTTTTATATATATCTTATGACTAATTCTAAATCAACTCAATGTGGGGTTTATTGCTTACCTACAAGGTTAATTGAAGCAGAAACAGGATATAACAGAGAAACGGTTGAGAAGCTCTTAAAGAGATTTGTTGACTATGAAAAGATATTGTACTCAAGTGAGACTAAAGAGATTATGATATTAAACTGGGTAAAATATAATTTCAATAATAGTATCAACACGCAAAAGTGCATGAATAAAGAGCTTCATCAAATAAGAAATAAGGATTTTATAGACAGGCTTTTTAACATTTTTAAGGAGCATGGATACAACTGCGAAGTGGTTTTCGAGGGGCTTCTAAGGGGCTTAGAAGGGGCTACTAAGCAGGTAGGGGAAACAATAAACAAGAAACAAGAAACAAAAAACATTAAACAAGAAACAGAAAACAATAAGGATGACCTGAAAGGTCATGATGAGCCCGACTCCACTAAAAAAGAAAATGAAGATGATAAAAGAAAAAAAGTACCATATGCTGAAATTATAGAGCTCTATAATTCCCATTGCATTTCTTTGCCTAAGGTTATGAAAAAGCCTAGTAGCCGCCTTAGAGCCATTGAAATTGCATGGAATAAACTAAAAAGCTTAGACAGCATAAGAGATATCTTTATAGCAGCACAAAACAGCAAGTTTCTCACTGGTCATAATGACAGGGGATGGAAGGCTGATTTTGATTGGATACTCCAAGAGAAGCATTATACAAAAATCCTTGAAGGCTGCTATAACTTTAATAATACACCAATAACTCATAACAGCAATGGAACGAAGAGTACTTTTAATAACTATTCCCAGCGTAGCTATGATGGCAGTGATGGCAGTATGAGTTTCGGTGAAATAGAAAGAAAGCTCCTTGGATGGGATGATTAAATTCCGTGGAGCAATCAGTGTTAAGATTTAAGGAGGATATATGAGCAAACTAAAAAGAAAAGTTATTCATGCAAATAATAATAGCAATTATGTTATGCAGCTTCAAGGATATATAAAAGGGGCTTATAAAAGTACTCAGTGGGAGATAAATAAACAGCTTTCGATAAAAAAAGATGATCTAACAGTAGAGCAGTTAACGGATATCAGGAATTCCTTGATGAATCTAAATAATAGAGTTGATAACGCAATACTTGAAGTAGACACTTTAGAGGAAGCTTTGCTTCAGAAGAACCTAATCACAAAATAACTATCATTTTTAATTATGACATCTTAAAGATATTGGGGGAACAGCATGAAGAAGGAAGATATAAAAACAAAGATAAATAGCAAAATCAATGAACTTATAGACGGAGTTGAAAAAATAGGTAATATTAATTTCTTTGAGATAGGCATTAAAAATGTAAATGGAGACTTAACCATAAGGCTTGAAAATTCATATAAAGAGAAAGTCAAATAGGCTGACCGAGTAACGGAGGCACTATTCCATGAGGGGGAATAGTGTCTTTATTTTTTATAAAACATAGGGAGGATTAACAAAATGACAATAGTAGAGAAACTAAAGGAATACAGAAACATAAAGGCAGAGATTAGAGCAATTGAACTAGACATTGAAGAACTTCAGGATGAAGACAACATAGGCCCATCTGCAATAAGTTATGAAGAGAAGACTGGTAAAACAAATAGAATAAGCAGCCAAACTGAGTATTTAGCTATAAGCATAGCTGATAAAGTAGCTAAACTAGAAAGAGAAAAAAGAATCAAAGAAAGAGATATCGTGAGGATTGAAAATGTGTTAAGCATACTAGGTGAAAAGGAAAGAGAAGTAATAGAAATGAAATATATGAAGGGATATAAATGGGATACTATTTCTTTTAGGATAGATAGATCTTATCAGCAGTGCTGGAGAATTGAGAAGAGAGCTCTGGAGAAGATTGAGGCACTGGGGAATATGTAAAATAGGAATGTTCAATTTCATTAAATAGCAAGTAATGAAAAGATACTTCTGAAGTAATTTCAGAAGTGTTTTTTACTTATATACACGATTATTCAATAAAATAAAAAATATCTGTTAAGCAGAAGAACTTTAGATAAATTGTGATAAGTAGTTTAAAATCAATTTTAGCAATATTGAGAAAATTCAAAAACTAATATTGATTATCAAGATATAGCTTTGTATAATTTTATTATTAGGTATATATTGCCAAGGAAGGGAGATGGGGACTTTAGGTTTATAAGGTGATATATATTTAAAATAAAATAAGGGTGAGGAATAAAATGAGAGGCAGGCTATATCAAAAGATAATACCAATTGCTTTGACGTTTACATTTATGTTTACGTTAATACCGGCAAATTTTAAGGTACTAGCAGCTAAAGAAAATAAACCTAAAAAGGAAAGAACAGTTGTAAAAGAGTTAGTTGAAAAAAGAACAGAAAATAGTAAGGTGTTTTTGAATAGTGATGGTACATATACTGCATCAGTATATGAGAAGCCTATTCACTTTAAAAACGGGGACAAGTTTGAAGATATAGACAATACTTTAGTTAAAGAAGAGAAGGCGGATAAAAGTGGTTCAAAATATAAAAATAAATCTAATAAGATAAATGTAACCCTAGACGAAAATATAGATAGTGAATCACCTATAGCTGTTGAACTAGATAAATATAAGGTTGAAATGAAACCTGTAAAAGAAGATGTTAAAAAAGAGAAGAAACTAAAAGAGGTTAAGAAAAAGAAGACTTTAGATGATGGAAAAACTGTTGAGGAGGATAGTATAGCTTCCATAGAATATGAAAACATATATGAAGATGCGGTTGTTAAATACACTCCAACTAACAGTGGATTGAAGGAAGAAATAATTCTTAATTCCTATAAAGGAAAAAATTCTTTTGAATTTATATTAACACTTAAAAACTTGATTCCACAGTTGGAGGATAATGGGTCAATTATACTAAAAGATAAAGAAACAGAGGAAGAAAAGGGATATATAGAAAAGCCATTCATGTATGACAGTTCAGATAAAGGATATTTCTCAGATGATGTTTTCATGAAAATTGAAAGTATTAAAGATAAGGATAATAATATAGATAAATATAAATTAGTTGTAACAGCAGATGAAAAATTTTTAAAAGATAAAAATACAGTTTATCCCGTAATCATTGATCCAACAACTACGATTACAGGAAATACTGTGACTGCAGATGCATATGTTCAAAGTAAGTATCCTACTGCTAATTATAGAAATAATAGTGAGATTAGAGCGGGCTATGACAGTACTACAGGAAAGGTGCGTTCATATATTATGTTTCCTGGCCTTCCAGATATTGAAGGTGGAATAATTGTATCAGCTTCATTCAGTGCATATGGAGCAAATTCTAATGTGGCAGATGGAAATAATGCTTATGTTAATTTGCATAAAGTACTTGGGTCATGGTCATCAGGTACTATAACATGGAATAATGCTCCAGGCTTTGATGGGAATGTAATATCACAAGTAGCAGTTAGTAGCCCTAGATGGTACTATTGGGATATAACCTCACTTGTTTCTGAATGGTATAAAGGAAGTGCAGCAAATTATGGCTTTGTAATAAAGGATTCAGCGGAAACAGCTAGATATAGAAGATTTTATTCTTCGGATGGCTCAATTAAGCCATGTCTTAATGTAACATATTCACCAAAAATAACTACCTTATATTATGGCGCTTACTCAAGTGGTGCTAATACAGGTACAGGTTATGTTGACTTATCTTGGCCAGCAGTTGAAGGAGCTGCAGGATATAAAGTAGCTGTATTTAATGGAAGTTACTATGAATATTATGATGTAGGTAATACAACTTGGTGGACAACTAATGGTAAAAAAATTTGGCCACATAGCTTTGAGTCATATACTCTACATTATGATGGTGGCGGCAGAGAACTATTAAATGATCCAGCTGACAACTATGCAAAATCAAATGGGGGCTATGGTAATGCTCATAACTACTATTTTAGAGTCACAGCGTATAATGTATATGGACAACAAAGTGATATTGGATATAATTGTGTTACCCCAACTCTGCCAGACAGCACAAGTCCTAACACGCCCTCAAACCCTGGAATTTCAATATCATATACTCCAGGGACCAATCAAGCAAATACATGGAAAGCTTTAGTAAGTTGGAGTCCTACTTCTGATTTACCTGCTGCTTTGGCAAGCGGCCTAAACTCTTATAAAGTAAAGCTTTTTAAATCAGGAGTTTATCAAAGGGAGGCTAGTGTAGCACCAAGTGTAAATAGTGTAACCTTTGATAATTTAACAGACTGCTCAAGCTACTCGGTTTCGGTGCAAGCTATTGATAATAATGGAAACTCATCAAGAGAAGCTGTATCTCAAGGAGCAATTCAAACTGGTGATAGAACAAGACCTAATACACCTAGTACAGTAACACTAGACAAGCCTTCATGGACGAATTCTTCTTCTGTTAATGTTAATTGGACAAACCTTTATGATAATGTTGGGTTAGCAACTGTACAATATTCAATAGATGGTTCTCCATGGGTTAATACAGGAAATATTAGTGCAAACAGTTATCATACTGTCTATACAAGCTCCCTTTCAGAAGGAGAACATACAATTTCTATAAGAGGAGTAGATGCTCAGGGCAATGATGGATATGCAGGCAGTGTTAAATATTATAAAGATACAGTAGTGCCGCTAAGCTTATTATCCTATCCTTTAAATCAGCAAACTATAAATGGAATTGTAAACGTTAAAGGTACAGTAAGTGATTTACACTTTAAAGATTGGAGATTAGAATACGGGGTAGGTACAAATCCAAACTCCTATACATTAATAGCTTCTGGAACAAATGCAGTTAGTAATGGCATACTTTCAAGCTGGAATGTATCAAGTCTTGCAGAGAATACTTACACCTTGCGACTTGTAGCCTCAGATACAGCTGGAAACAGCAAAATAGCTTCCATGCAGATTTTAAAGTCTAACTCAATAAGCTATAGTCCAACTCTACAAATAGATTCACCAACAAGCGGAAGCCTAATAAATGTCTTAACTAAAAATGTTAACTACCAGAGGATAAACAATGGAGGAGCCGCAGGTCTTAAAGGTAAGTTATATATAAACAATGTATTAATAGATGAAGAAACTGTGCCAGGAGAAGGTTTAAGCTTTAATGCAACAAATTACCCAGAAGGAATTCAGAATTCAATGTATATAGAAGCAGTAGATACTGATGGTAATAAGCTCTACAGTACTACTATGTATATATCACCAGATGGGACAACATCTTTTGCGCAATCTACTCATATGTTTACTGTTAAGCTTATGGAGGAACCTAAGAATCTAACAGCTACACCAAATATAAATTACACAACCTTGCTTAGATGGGACTACGATGCTAGCAGTATGCTTCTTGAAGGCACAACCTTTAATATTTATAGGGCAACTACTGAAAATTTTACTCCAGCTCCAAGCAATAAAATAGCAGAAGGAATAGGTACACTTTATTGGAATGACTACAATTTAAACTATGGACAAAAATTTTATTATAAAGTAACTGC